ATGAATTTAGATACTTCTACTCCAACTGGTAAATTATTATTAAGTCTTATGGGATCAATAAACGACTTTGAAAGAGAAATAATGTTAGAGCGACAAAAAGAGGGAATTGCTAAAGCTAAAAAAGAGGGTAAATATTCTAAATCTAGGAGTACAAAAGTTAAAATTCAGATTAAAGAAATAAAGAGGTTAAACCAATTAGGTATTACTCCTACTGATATAGCTAGAACTTTAGGAATTGGTTTAACCTCAGTTTATAGATACAGATAAAATTATTTTTTTTGTTCTGTTTTTATATCTATTGCTTTTGTAATCTCATTAATTTTTTTTCCTAAATTTACATCTTCATAAGCAAAAGCCATAGACTTTTTATACAAAGTCATTAATTCTTGATAATCCTCACTAAATGGAAAATCACCAGTATTTAGATGTTTATCATCACCATCATGTAACCAGTTTAAAAATTCTTTTAAAATTATTTTTTCATCATCATTTAACCATCTACAATTATTTCTATTATGTTCTAATTTATCTTTTTGAAAATCATCATAAGATTTTTCATTTTTTAATTTAAGAAGTTTTAATTCTTTTATATCCATTTCTAATAAGTGATCTATGTTTTCGTTCCAATTTGACATTTATTTCTCCTTTATGTCTTTTTTTTATTTATATCCTCTAGCTTTAAATTTTTGTTGCCATTTGTACTGATCAAAGCCTCCTTGATTATCAAAACAAACAAAGCAAATTTGTTTATTGTTACTAGTTTGATATTTTGGCTTTAATTGATAACAAAAATCACACTTAATAAATTCATTGGTTTTTGTGTATGTTACACCCATGATCTAACTCTCCTTGAATAGTCATATTTATTTGATAAAAAATTTCTTTCTATAATTTGTTCAGTTCTAGTTATTATGTAGCAGTTATAACAAAATTCTCCTTTTAGGTTATTTATGCTGGTAAATTTTGAACATTTGATACATTTAGGAGTTTTCATGATTCTACTCCGTTGTATCTATCTATAAAATCGTTTAGATTTTTATAGTTATCTATTGAATTGTTTTTAGTAAATGTTATAGGCTCTCCGTTTGGATAATGCCTTTTACTTACTAATTCTCCATCTAGTTTCATTGCAACCTCATTAGTACAAGCTACGCAAATAAAACGAAAATCATTATTCATGATTAATGGCTCTCCTGAGCCTCCACATAGTTTCTTATAACTTATGGGATAATTTATAATAGTGTTCATATTGGTTATACCTTTCTTATAACTAATATTTGTTAAGAGCCTTAGTGTCTGCTAAGGCTTTTTATTTGGTCATGTTTCTTGACATTACTTATAATTTTTGAAACTGCTTGTTTAGATATGCCATAGCTCATAGATATCTTAGCCATAGTGTTTCCTCTAACATAAGCGTTAAACATATCTCTATTACGTTTATAGTTTGGTTTAGGCATAATATTCATTCTCCTTTCTATACAAAAACCCGATCATTGACTTCAGAGGATTAAAACCCTCTTTGTCAACGAGAGCCGAGATTATAGGAAATAAAGCATACCCTACCCCCCCTATTGACAGCTTTGTCAATTGTTAGGCTTAGTGACTTCTAAAAGTCTTAGAGAACAATGACACAGTTTCTCTAGCCTCAGCGTCCCCTAAACGCTTTGTACTCTGTCTGGTACATCTATAAACCCTACACAACCTCATTACAAGAGAAGTTGCTCGATCTTATAAACATGAGGACTTAATGTTTCCTATATTTCGACAGTATTTAATTTTTCGCTGGTGCTGGGAATAACCGATCTTATGAGGTTACTGCACCCCTCCCCTAAATAAATAGCCAACTAATAACAACAAGAGGATTATGAATAAAAAAAGCAATTACAAAAGTTTTATTAGTTGGCTGATATATAATTTACTTTTTTTATTAATTAGTAACTTTACCAAATAAAATTAAAAATTGCAAATTTTAGGAACTCCACTCAGCAAATGAGTTAGTTAATACATAAAATAAAGTAAATATAATTACTACTAAGCTTATTATTGAGGCATTATCTTTCAAAATTTGTACTCCTAATTAATTTATTTTTTCCCTTATTTTTTTTAGAACTTTTAAATCTAAATTGTTTTACTTGTACTATAGGTTGGAAGTCTATTCCTGAACCTGTGACGATTGCTATATTCTTTTCTAATTTGATTGTACGCACTCTAGGAGAGCGTGTAGACGTTTCAATTACTGTAAATGTATCTTTAGGAGTTGAGCCACCTCTTATAGCGCCTACAGGCGTTAGAGTTGTTTCCTCTTTGCCTGTTTGTAAATCAACATTTTTATAAACATTTCCCTGTTTCCACTCAACACGCTTAGGTTTTTGTTCTTTATTATCATTTGTAAATATTTCATTATCCTCATTTGTAAAGTTGGTTCTAGGCTTAATAGGCGTAGCTATTGGAGGTATAAAAGGAGGTTTAGTTGTAGTTGCTGTTTGTTGTGTTTGTTGTGTTTGTTGTGTTTGTGGCGTTATATCAGTTTCTACTACAGTATTTACATTTGGTGCTAATTTTGTTTCAGTAGATGTATCAATAGCTGGACTAGGTACTAATTCTGTTTCAGTAGATGTATCAATAGTTGTACTAGGTTCTAATTCTCTATCTATATCAGGAATAGTTATCTCAGGAGTTGATATATCAGGTATTGTTATTTCAGGAGTAGTTATTTCAGGTATTGTTATTTCAGGAGTTGATATATCAGGAGTATCAGGTATTTCAGGAACATTTATATCAGGAACTGTAATTGTTTCTGTGTTTGGTTTTGGTTCTAAAGCTGGTAAAGGTTCTAAAGATGGCAAAGGCTTTAATGCTGGTGCTGGTTTTAATGCTGGTGCTGGTTTCAATTCAGTTTCAGGATCAAAAAAAACAGATTCCTCTTTTCTAATTAATGGAACTGCTAAAGGTACTGCTAAAGCCTTTTTAGTTGGTTTTATTTTACCTTGCAATAAATCTAATTTTTCTTTAGCAATTTGTCCTTGTGTTTTTTGTTTTAATAATGATTTTTTCTTAAGTGATACAGTAGTTTTTAATTTTGATAATGTACTAGGTTTAAATGTTTCTCCACCTCTATAAAGAGAATCTATAGTTTTTTTGTCTGCTTTAGCTAAACCTTGACTAATAAAATCGCTAATAGATCTAGGATCTCCTTTAGTTAATTTTGGTTTAGTAATTTTTGGAGTTGAAGTTATAACTTGTTTTTTAGCTAATTTTTTTGCGAACTGTCTTTGCTGGTCCATTACAAATTTTTGTATCATTTCTGGAGTTGGAGGATTCATTTTTATTAAAAATTTTTCAGGAGGTATAGGTAATTTTAATGGTTCTTTAAATGGTAATTTTTTAAAAGCCTTAACTGGTTTAGTTACTTTACCTAAGGGCAAAGCTAAACTTAAGGCTAAACCCTGTTTAGTTTCAGATAAAGTATCATCAAATTTTAAGCCCGTTTTACCACTAAAGGTAGCAATTGATTTAATTTTATTTCCTATTGATTTATTACTAGATAAAACTTGTTTTGTTTTATTAAATTCTTTATTAACAAAATTTTGATAATTTTTATTAGATAAAACTCTATTAACTTCTCTACTAGCTACTCCTGATAAAGTTGCACCCTGTGTAAAAGATGCAACTTTATTAATTTGTTTGATGCTATTTGTAATAGATTTTTTATTTATCTTAGGAATCATTTAATTTATTCTGCCAATTTTACGAAGTTAACAAATGTTCGGTTTTTGTTTGAATCTCCAACACAATCAGTATCTGTGCCAAAGTTGAACTGTAAACCAAACTGATCAGTTGTAGTATTATTTACATCAAAAATAAATGATGCTGACATTGTGTCCATGTTTTCAGGCGCTACAGCACCACCTCCGGCAGTTGCGCTATACCTTTTTTGTATTCTTGCTCTCTCGTGATTTGTACTCCAACTATCAGCAGTAGTATAAGCATAAATCAAACCTGAAAAAGTATTATTGTTAGCACTTGTTAAATTACAAGTAAAATCAATAAGATAAATTCCAGTTTCTCCAAAACTCCAAACATCTCCAGTAAATCCAGTAGGATTATAAGTTTTTGTTATAGAACTTCCTCCTACTTTGCTATAAGTTGTAGTATCGTCAGCCTCCCATTTTTCACTAGCTGGAGTATATGAGCCAGTAGCTGTAATATTACCAGTTAATCTCCATGTTTCAGCTACTGCAATTCCACCTCCTGAATCCTCCCATGTAGCATTAGCATTAGCACCACCTGAAGTTAAAACCTTACCAGCTACTCCCTCGTCTACAGGCAACGCAACATAACCTGAAACATTTGGAATAGTTATTGTTCTATCAGCAGTCGGATCAACTACACTTATTGTAGTTTCATGATCATTAGCAGTAGCACCTTCTAAGATTACACTTCCTCCAACCTCAACCGAATCTCCAAAAACTTCAGTATCTCCTACATTACAACTCCCACTAGCACCCTGAACACAGTTAGTGTTATTATTCATAAAAACAAACGCAAGTAAACCTATAGAAATTAACAGTATTGCGTTAGATACTGCAAATCTTTTTTCATCAGATAGCATTTAAAAAACTCCTTACGTTTGTATAATTTTGCTCACAGAATAAATACCCTGTAATTCCTGAAAAAATAATTACTAGTAAATAGATCAAGATGATTCACTCCACTTTGTAGCGCCATAACTTGTAACCATTACCAATAAGAAAATAATTAGCCACCAATAAGGTATAAATCCATTTATTGATGCGTACGAATAAGGTAGAGCCATACTAAACATAGTTATAGTTATGGACTTTGTATAAACAAAAGCACCTAAACCAAATATAAGAGCAAAGCCTGTAAAAAATATAGTAAATCCAAGATTATTGGGAATGCCCATATTAGTCATAGCTGAGGATAATAAATCATAACCAAAAGCATTAGTATTAGCAGTATTAGTATAAATATCATTGCCTCCGAATTTACCAGAAATAATATCTATGTTTTGTGTATCTAACAAAGCACTAGCACCAGTTGAAGTAAAAACTAAACCACCAACTGAGGCGTTTATATTAGATTGATCTCTGTTAAATGTATATGTTAAATGTTTGTTATTGCTTGAATAGTCGTTAGCCATGCCTGAATAATTAGGATTGGTTTTTGATGTTTCTGATAGTGTGTTAAAATCAAAACCATAATCTGCTTTTTCAGTTGTTCCCTCAAATATTTTTATATCTCTAATAATTGTATTTTTTAGAGTATTATTTCCAATATCAAGAGTAGTAGTAGGAATAGTTATAGCTGATTCATCAGTATCACAAGACATAACGTTAACGCCATCTACATCAATAAATAAATCATTTCCAGTATCTGCTAAAAATCTATAAGTAATTAATTTATTTGTATTATCCCAACTTGTATTCCATGTATAGTTACAAGCATCTCCATTAACTTCTGCTCTTAATTTTAGTGTTCCTGAATCATCTAAAAACGATAATCTATAACCCTGATTAGTATCAAACAGTTTTATAATATCCCCAGTATGAGCAGTTGAGTCTAAAACCTCTAACTCTACATCTATTTTTAAATTATCAGTTATAGCAAAATGAGAATCATAAGCATGATTTAAATTTTCATTACCTGTAAATATAATTCCTTGATTTCTTTTTTGCTCATTGTTTCCTAAATATAAACGTGCTATTCTAGTTTCATCTTTAGGGATTGATTCAAAAGTTATATAAAATGGAGATTGATTATTATTAGTGTTGATTGTTAATAAATCTATTTCATTACCAAAACCACCCTGTGTAGGTCTTAAATCCCACCCTCTGGAATCCATTTGTTTATTATTTATATATGATAATGTTGGTATCTCAACCCTTACAGGCTTATCAGTTAAATCAGATCCAGTATTATTAGTAACAGATACATCTAATCTATAACAAAAATCGCTAATATTATTATCTGATGCATGAGCAACGCAAGAATTATAATCAGGATTATAAATCATTAACATACTAGCGAATATTAAGGCTATTGCTAAACCTAACTTATTTGGAGTTTTAATTTTAGATATCATATTCTAAAAACGCCTCCAATACCCCCCATTACTTGACCTAACATTTGACTAGCCTCTCTAACTGCCATAAATACTATAGGAGTTGATAAAGCTAACATAAAATAACGTAAAAATTGTAACCAACCTTGATTTAAATAATCAAAGTCAAGAGTAGCAACTTGAACCATGTTTTTAAGCCAACCTGTTCCCTGTTTAGCAAATTCAAAAGGTTGTGCTATAGTTTTTCCAACTGATCCAAACCATGAGCCTACAGTATCGGCAGTAGATTCTATGAAGTTTTTATCTTCTTCTACTATAGGCTCATTTATAGTAATAGTAGTAGGTACGTTTATTGTATTTGTTAAATCATCAAATGCTAAAGATGAATCTGTTAAGGATTTTTCGCTAATAAATCCTAGCATACTCATTAATGCCCATATCATACTAAAACCAGCTAATAATCGATAACTCATTGAGGAACTTTCCTTATCATATACCAAATAGCAAAAGCGCCCATAATTACTATTAATCCAAACATAGCAGAGATAGTAGGCGCTCTGAAATATAAACCTATTGTCATAGGTAAAGTAAACCCTACTAAACTCATATAACCATTATTAGTAGCGCTATATAATGCACCAGCTAAAAATATTCCTATTATTGCCATGAATATAGTTGCAAACGCGCCTCCACTCATGCCAAAATAAGCACCTCCAACCTTATCTAAATTGTTTCTTAAGTCTATTGAGGCTGTATCTAATTCCTGTTGAAAAGCAGAATCAGGATTAGTAGGGGTAACAATACTAGAATTTAACACAGCCTCTGCACCAATTTGAAAAGCGCTAGGAATAATGCTACTCATAAAACTTAACGCCTCTGATGTATAAGCACTTCCTAGAGGAGTTATCTTGCCTAAAGGAGAAAGCAAAGCGAATTGAGGCATATACAAAGCACTTTCAAGATTTTTTATAGGAGAGCCTAATCCCGATAATAAATTAGCAAGTCTATCTCTTTGATCAGACTGAGATCCTACACCACCAACCCACGTTGGATATAAACAATCTTGCGTTTTTGGAGTAGCCATAGCAGTAGAGGATTCTATACAAACTTCAGTATTTGCATTACCAAAAGTTATATTGTGACCAGCATCAACATATATACCAGATAAACCATGACCTATTCGTTTTAATGGCTCTTGTTGTGTTATTGAAGTTGTAATTCCATCTTTATAAACTGTAGCAAATGCAACTCCCTCGTTTATCGTATTAGGAAATATTGGATCTACATATATTGAGCCTGTAGAAGTACAACCTGTATTATCTCTCACTTGTGCGCACCATTCATCTACACTAGCTAAATCAGTTGAGGAGGCTGGGAGATTATATCTAACTAATATAAATAAATCTCCCTCATTGTTATTACTTATTGATTCATCAGTTAATATATTTCTAAAAACGTAAGCCTCGTTTATCTCTACGTTATAAGTTTGACTTGCACTAAAAACAGGAGTAGCTACTAAAGTAGTAGCTAAAAGAAAAAATATAATTAGAGTTTTTAGTTTCATTATTCCTCTTTACCTATGGCTATAAAATATGCCTCTATAAATCCCCTAGCCAAAAAAGAAGCGCTTAAACCATAACACGCCCACGTTATGAGCGTTTCGCTTTTTGTTTGTATTTCACCAGCTAACCAAAAAGAACATAAACTAGCAATAATCAACATTAAAAAAGTCATTTATTATCCTTATTTGTTTAGGCTAGTATGATTACCAATAACTAGCCTAAACATAATATTTATTGTTATTTACCTTTAACAGCAGCAAAAGCTATCAAACCAGCAACACCGATACCACCAACTACAGCTACAAGAGGAATAAGATCAACAATACTCTTTGTTGCTGAATCTATACCTGTAGTTGCACCAGCTGTAACTGTGCTAGAAATAACTGTAGGTAGTATAGCTAAGAAAGCTACTAATACTACTACTGCACCAATTATTCCCTGTATTCTTCCGATATTCATAAAAATTTCCTATACTCTCTGGTAGGTTTTATGTACTCCAAAAACAACCACTCCTAATAAACCAACAACTAATAATAATGGGAAAGCCCTTAGCAATTGATTTAATGAGCCTGATATATTTGCGTCAACTGTTTTATAGTCAGCAGTAAATATATAAGATGTTGAGGAGGTTAAACCTGTTAGAGAAACTGTTTTACTATCTGATCCGATAGTATATTTTGTGCTATCGACCACCTGAGAACTTGGCGAAGTTTCTGTAATAACTAATCCAGTTACGTCAGGATAAGCATGTTCATTAGATAAAGTAATGTCACAAGTTGTAGAGCCACCAGTAGAACAGGCTAAACCTGTTTGATTAGCTGGATTAGTTCGTACTGTTTCAGACCTTGTAACCATATCAGGCAGAGTAGAGGCTAGGAGTATAAATCCTAAACCTAACATAACTATTCCTGATAAACCTTTACCTATCATATCTCTATCTTAATAGTAAATTACGAATTAAGTAAATAGTATATATTAAAATTCATGTATTAAGTTATTTTTATTATATATATTTACTATTTCCCATAATTATAAATGCTTATATTACGAATTGTGTTATAATCGTTGGAAAATATATAAAAAAATTGTTAACTATATTGTTTATATAGTTTTATCTAGATTTATATATTGAGTATAGGAAACAAATAATCATAATTAATAAATATTTAGCCTCGCGTACGCGTACGTGCGTGTAAGAAAGGAGAATTTTATGCTAAATGATAATAAAAGTTTATTAGAATCAATGAGCCATAGCTTAGATTCAACAATAGGATTTAATAATAATAATAATAATGAGTACGCAGAAAATATAAAAGATTTTTATGGAGGTGCTGGAACTGATTTAATCAGTAGCTTGAAGCGTGGTATACATCATGAAAAACAAATTACTGCTATGGCTAGATCATTTTCAAAAGATGTTGAATTAAAAAAAATGAAGGGCGAAGTTATCTCTGATGAGTTAGGTGCTGGTGCGCAGTTAAGTTTAACTTCTCAATTGGCTTTATATACAGGTTATGGAAATACTACTATTAATGGTCACAATGGTAATCAGGCACTAGCTGGATTTACTGGAGGTGCTGTTGGTTTTAGCGAGAGAATACTAAACCCACTAAAAAGATTAGGAGGAAATTTAACTAAACGTGAATCATAAAACAAAGGAGTAATAATATGATTTTAAAAATATTTAATTCAAATAAAACTATAATAGAAAAAAAGGGATTGTTAAAAGTTTCACAGGCTTATCAAGTAGATGATCTAGCCTTTTTCTCTAATCCTGAAAATCAAGTTATAGTTAGTGAGCCTGTTTTATTTGGATTCTTTCCAAATAAATTTCCTAATAAAATATATCAGTCACAATGGCATACTTCAGATGATGGCTACCCCTTAAATTTATCTAAAACTTTTAATTTATCTTATAGAGATAAAAGACCTAACAAATATGAGCAAGGTGAAACACTAGCTATATTAAATAAAAATAATGAATTAGAGGCTAATAGAAAAGCTGGAACTAAACAGAACACAGATATTAACACAAAAATATTCACGTATGTCTGTTTAGGTTTATTAATTAATTTAGTTATTATGGGTATTCCAATTATTATTCCAGCATTTGAAAAAAGTTTAGGAGGATTTTAATGAGAGGTAAAATTGACTGTATTTATGATGAATGTAATTCAACATTTATAAAACCTGATAATTTGCAAGATCATTTAGAAAAAAAATGTAAATTTCATAATAAAGGAGAAAATAAAGAATATAAAATAAAAAAAGATAGATTTATAAATAATGAGTTTCCAAATACTAATATCCCTCCATTTCATAAATCTTTTATTTCAACCCCTCTAGTTTATATGGCTTTATTTATGGGAGTAATGTTAGGTATAGTTTCCATTTTATTAGGAAATATAGTTTTTTCTACTTTGTTTTTATTATTAGGTTTAGTTGGTAGTTTCTTTTTTTGGTATCAAGACGTTAAATCAAAATATGTTAAGGTTACTAGAATATTAACCCCTGATGATATTAACGGTCAGACTGAAATTTATATTTCATACTGGGATAAAAAAATTGCTAATTTTCTACCAAATGAATCACTCTGGTTAAATGGTAAACAAAAAGAATATATTATAGACGAATTAAAAATTAATAATCCAATTGTATTTAATCCATTTACTATAGAGCCTCCTGAAAATGCTACACCTCACAAAATATCATATATGAACGATACAAGCGATATTGAAATTCTAAATCAGGATTTTTATGGAGGTATTAAACCTGAAGTTGTTAAGGTAGGTTTTGGTTTATTAGTAATTGCTGGTTTGTTATTAGCTAATATTTCAGTCTTAGGAAATTTAATGGAAATGAACTCATGACAACTACAATAGATAAAAATAAATTTCAACCTGTAGACACATTGTTAGGAGAAACAATGACTATAGGAATATTAGGCGCTAAAAGAACTGGAAAAACTTTATTAGCATCTAAATTATGTTTTGACATTTGGAATAGAAACGAATTTTATAAAAATAATTTTCCTGATTATAAACCCATGAAAATATTTCACATGGGTAATTTAGCATTTGGTCAAAAAATAGATGATATAACTATATTAACTGAGCAAGATCCTGAATATTTAAACAACTGTTTATTATTTATAGATGAGGCTAAAACTATTTTCGATAATAGAGCCTCAGGCTCTGCATTTCAAAGATTATTAGCTAATAACTTAATGCAAGCTGGTCATCAGGGAATTAATATTATTTGGACTACTCAAAATGAACATGGATTATCTTATTCTATTAAGGCTCAAACTGATATTATTATAGATATTTTGCCTCAGTCAGGTAAATCTAACTGGGTAAAAGATGACTATGTTAACAAACATGATAAATTTATAAAATCAAATTTGTGTGATGGTTTTACAAATGGAACTTTTAAAGAACACCATCAAGAAAAAAAATATTTAATAAATGAAAATGGAGATAAATTCCAAGTTAGCGCTGATTGTAGAGAAACAAAAAAAAGACATAATATATTTTATGATATTACTTTTCAGTCACAAACTAGACAAGCTGGAAAACAATTAGCCAAAGCCGAGTTATGCGCCCATAGATATTATGGATTATCTGATACTACTTTTAAAGTTTCTGCTAGTGATTCTATGTTTATAACTAGTGATGATTTTAGAAAAAAAAGAGAAGTAGATATAGTAAATCAATTTGAACAATTATTAGTATTATTAGTAAAGCAAGAAAAAAAAGAGGCAACTACTCTTAGGCAACTTCAAAAATTAATGGCTCAATATGAAAATTTTCCTGATTGGGATTTTAGAAAAATAAAATCAACGTTAAAAGGTTTTGGAATAAAAGAATATCCAGCACAATCAGGCAGATTCCCTATAGTTGATTACGTTAATACTTTATGA